AAGGTGCACGCAGCTACAGGGGGTAACGAGTCGATTCGTGTTATCGGCATCAATATCGCGACTGGTCAAATAGTCGCTGATTATGAAGACGGTAATGTTGGATCAACTTGGGACCCCCTACCTGGCAACACGGACGTGCTTGACTCGACGCGGGCGACCAACATAGCTCGGAATAAAGTTCTTGGAAAGATTAAAAATCAATCCATTAACTTAGGCCAAGTTTATGCTGAGCGTCAGCAGACAGTCTTACTCGTTGAAAAGACTGTACAACGAGTAGTGAGGACAGTTCGCTATCTCCGGAGCGCGAACTGGAACGCAGCAGCGAATGAGGTTGGTGTAGGTTCGAGTCGTGGAAAACACTCGGCCTACAGCAAGCGTCATTCGAAGGACCCTCAGCAGGCGATCGCTGACGGTTGGTTGGAGCTTCAGTACGGGTGGAGGCCTTTGCTTCAGGACGTTTACGGCGCGATTGAGTTTGTGAATAACAAGCAAAACCGTGTCTTACGTCAACGAGTATCGGCCTCCTATTCTGATGATGATACTTGGGGTACAGCCACCACTGATGATGGTCTGTTTACCACTAGCATCAAACAGAAACGTAAATGCAGTGTGAAATTCACTCTGTATTACGCCGTTCCCAATGAGTTTTTGAAAACTCTCAGCGAAGGTGGGATTACCAACCCCGCTTTAGTTGCTTGGGAATTGCTCCCCTGGTCTTTCGTAGTGGACTGGTTTCTGCCGATCGGTAACTTCATCTCATCTTGGGATGCTGTAGCCGGTTTGCAGTACCAGAAAGGTGCTAAAACCACCTGCTGGGAAAACTTCCAGGACGGTACGAAAGCTGGACGCACGCTCACGCTTAATAATGGCCAAACGATACTCAAAACTGAGTCTTCTCAGTGGTTGACGTATCATTCGGTGCATATTCAGCGCGCCCCACAAGGGAGTTTTCCATCTCCGGCTCTACCTGAGTTTAAAAACCCAGTTAGTCCAGAGCATATGGCGAACCTGCTTGCGCTTCTCATTTCCACATTTGGTCGGAAATGATAACGTTTCACTTCCTTGAAGGAATAGCATGACAGCAATAGCTGCCGTCACCCTCTCCACGAATGTCGT